TTATGCCTGAGGTGTCAGAGTCAACCAGACCATGCCCAAGGCTTTCAGCGCATCAGTGGAACACTGGAAGTCAGCATTTCCCCCGCTGACCTGTACCTGATTGCCCGGCAAACGCGCAATATCATAGACGTCGATATTGCCATCGATATCGATCAGCCAACGGCCATTGGCAATGTGCGTCACAGCCAAATCCACCAGCCAGGATAACCGACCGCCGTCAACGTAAGCCGGTTGCGCTACCCCTGCCGGGATCAGCGAACTGTCCGCCAGCCATTCTCCCGCATCTTTCAACTGCCCGGCAACGAGCCGGTATTTCGGCAGCGCCCGCCCGCCAGTAGGTACCGCCACCGCCGAGCCGCCACTGCCCATTTCCCCCTGCCCGGTCGCCAGCCACAACAAAGAAACGCCGGTATCCAGAGCGCAGGTCACCACGATATCTCCCGGGAAATAATTACGACGAACCCAGGTGCTCATGGTGCCCGACGAAATACCCAGTAAATCTCCCAGTTCTTTCTGCAGACTGAAGCCATAGGCATCGAGGATGCGACGCAGCACACCTTTACCGCCAGAAGCCAGAACTCGATCGTAAAGCGCTTTTCCCTGCGCGGGTTGAATCGGTTTACGTTCACTTTTTGCTTTTGCAAGCTCTCCGGTCATAAGCCAGGCCAAATCAGCACCCGTAGCCAGTGCGCAGCTGATGATCACATAGCCGGGCACGCTGCCACGTTGCTGCCAACTGCTGATGTTGTTAGGGGCTATCCCCAGGATTTCACTCAGCTCTTTCTGCGTGCCAACACCATAAGATGAAAGAATCCTTTCAATCACTGCGCCTACTGAGGCGTTATCGTTCACAGTCTCTTCACGCATATCATCACCGATTAAAATCAAAATTTGCATTTACAAGTCGCATTTTGCGATCTAAAGTGCCACATAAATGTTTCACAAACGGCTTAAATGTCACTTTAGTTAAGATGATGCGACATGATTGATGAAAATGCAAACATCGTGGTAGTCCAATAGCAAGTTATGCTGCCATTGGTTCACGATAAGCAGGCACGTTGCTCACACAGTGATGGTGATTCGAACCGAGATCTGCCTCGCTTTTGCAAGCCCATATATCACTTAGCATCCAGGGAGGTTGCCATGCTGTTGGCGAATGAAGAGCAACGGGCTATCGGCCTACGGCGTATCGCTGAAATCCGCCGCACGCTATTCGCCCAATATAAAAATCAGGCCGAGGAGATCTACAACACGGCACCGCTGCATCTACGCCACACGCTCTGCTTTCATGCAGGCCTGACCGAGCGTCACGTGATGTTGCAGTTCCACGAGATGAGTTATCCCCAGCGACAGAAAATTGTTGCTGCACTCAATGCATTCATTGAACTGGGCAAATCATTACCGCGCTATATCAGCGAAGAAGATTGCCTGCTGAATCAGAAAAAATAGCCGTTCTGCAACTTCTGGCGTGCAACCCGCCGGATGCCGTTCGGCCCAAATTTACCCTATCTGGAGAACACACCATGGCTGATACCATAGATATGGCGCAAGAACGCCAGGCCTTGATGCTCGAAAAGCAGATCGCGCACGCCAGGCCCGTAGTCACCCAAGCCTCAGCGCAGTTTTGCATAGACTGTGATGGGGCGATCCCGGAGGTACGACGCCGGGCTATTCCCGGCGTAAGCCGCTGCGTCGCCTGCCAGGAGATCGCAGAAGCTCAGCAACGTCACTTTATCCGGCGCTAAGACGATGCCGGCTCCCCCCGACCTTATTGGCCCCCCGCCTTCGCCCTTGTTTGAAGGTGTCGATCCCTGGAATGCTCCGCGGCCAGCCATTGGTCGCGAACCCACGCTTAACCGCGATCGGCTACGCCAGTGGCAGGCCTCGCTGCGCCGCATCAATACCCTGCCTTATTATTTGCGCATAAAGTTTACCGAGCGCCACCAACTTCTGTTGCGTCAGCAAGGCGCGCAGGCTGCCTGGCACTATCTGGTTCGGGTTTTCGACCGCCGTATATGGCCACGGATCCAGCAAGTGAACCATAAATTTGGCCAAAATCACCAAGCCTCAATGCACTTTGGCAATGAAGCCGACAGCTATAGCGCTTTGCCAACGTTGGGCGACAAGGCGCTGGAACAATTGGCAAAACGGATCGCCGGTCAATTACTGGCACTTTATCAAAGCGAGTGCGACAGCCTACTGACCAGGCATGCAGGAGACTCCTCTGTCCTGCTGCGGGACGAAACTCAATCACAGCTGTATGGCCAGATTGCCGGTATGGCACGCGCTTTTAATATTCAGCCCATGCACTGGCACTGTTATCGCAAAGGGTTGCTGGACAGCCATCGCGCGGTAGCGGCGCTGTCCAGACTGACCAGCGATCGTTGGTGGCAACGGCGCCTGAAGATGCAACGTATGCAGTGGCGCGAAGCGCTGCTGATCGCCATTGGCAACGTCAGCCGCAACACTTCCCCCTATGCCAGCCGTCAGGCCATTCGTGACGTGAAGGCGCGCCGTCAATCAAACCAGGATTATCTTCGCCGCCGCGATTTGGAAAATACCGTTACCGGGGAGCGTGTCGATCTGATGGAGAAAGTGCTGAGCAGCATCGCCAACCCGGCGATCCGCCGTATGGAGCTAATGAATACCCTCGCAGGCATTGAAACCTACGCCGCGCGCAGCACCCATATCGGGCTGTTTGTCACCCTGACGACTCCCGCACGTTTTCACCCCACTCGCACCCTAGGTGGCCACGGCAAGGCGCGCTTCAATCACCGCTGGGATCGTGAAGACTTCACCCCAAAAGACGGCCAACGCTACCTGGTGAAGCAATGGAGCAAAATGCGCACCGCATTTAAGGATCGTCAACTCCAGGTCTACGGTATCCGGGTGGTGGAACCACACCACGACGGTACGCCGCATTGGCACCTGATGCTGTTTACTCCCCATCATCACCGTCAACCGGTGATCGACATTCTGCTCCGTTATGCACTGCAACAGGATACCGGGGAACCCGGTGCGCAAGAGAATCGTCTCCAGTATAAGCACCTGAATCGAGGAGGGGCGGCAGCTTACATGGCCAAATACATTGCCAAGAATCTCGATGGCTATGCGCTGGAGGAAGAACTCGATCATGAGACCGGTACCCCGCTGAGTGAAACCGCCAATGCCGTCAGCGCCTGGGCCAGCACCTGGCGTATTCCGCAGTTTCATCCTTTTGGTTTACCCAGCATGGGCGCATACCGCGAGTGTCGTCGCATTCGTGGGCAAAGCCTGACGCAGCAGTTCGATGAGCGAACCGAAGCCGTACGCGCCGCCGCCGATACTGGCGACTTCTCCGGTTATATCGATGCCCAGGGCGGTGCCAACGTGCCCCGCAGCCGGCAATGGGTACGTGTAGCGCGTGATGATTCGCCCACACTGAACAGTTATGACGAACGGGTGCAAAAAGTGGTCGGTATTTATGCTCCTCATCTGGGTTCCGAACGGGTATACCGGACAAGGACGCTGCAATGGCGCATCGTCGCCAAAAACAGCGAATCTGCGACACCTTGGAGTTCTGTCAATAACTGTGGATCCGCTCCCTTTAACGGCCCGAAACTGGCGCCCTCCGCACGTCTGACTCCAGCACAACAGCAGTATTGCCTGACGATTGCCCGCGATCTTCGACAGACAGGTATCGATCCTCAGCGCTGGCAGCTGGAAGTATTAGCAAGAGGAGGGAAAATCAGCTTTGACGGTCAACTTGTACAATTTCCGCTAATCAATGACTGGGCCAATTTTTACTGCACAAATGATAAATCCAATCATTGACGCCTTTAGCGTTTTGCTTAATACTGTATAAATAAACAGTATACTTAAGAGAGGGCAAGAACAGTGGAAATTATGGATAAACAACAGCTAACACTGTCCCGCATCCAGTTCATCGCCGATGTTTCGCAGGCTGCGCAGTGCAATGCCGCCGAATTTCTGATCGCCATGTCGCTGATTTCGGATCTGGCCGGCCAGGTGCTGCCAGACAATGATTATCAAGAAATATTTTACCCGGCCGACGGACAAGACTCTCGTTAAAGCAGTCCCTGCTTACGCTCCCCCCCCCTTTCCAACACCCGCCGCCGGCGGGTGTTTTTGTTTCTGCGTTCATCATTTTCTCCCTTCGGTTGTGCCAGCCCATCCACAACCCCATCGCGTTGCTGACGTCTGCCTGCTACTGGAAACTGGCGTATATCCAAGGCCTCCGCGCCTACCGCATTTTCCCCCACGCAGGAGCGTAATGATGAAAATTTATGCACAACAAGGCGACACCATCGACGCGATTTGCTGGCGCTATTACGGCAGCACTCAGCGTCTGGTGGAGCAGGTCTATCTCGCTAATCGCGATCTGGCCGACGCAGGCCCGCTACTCCCCCACGGTCATCCGGTCGAACTGCCGGATCTGCCGGCGGCCGCTCAACGAGAAACCGTCAAACTGTGGGACTAAGCGATGGAAAAACTCACCTCAACGCTTGCCTACCTCACGGCGGCCTGCCTGGCCTGGATGGGGCGACATTCCACACAGGATATTGCCCTCCTGGTCGGCGCTGCGGTCGGTGTCGGTACTTTCGCCGTCAATTGGTACTACCGACGTAAAAGTTACCAGCTGTTGAAATCGTTAAAAAAAAACGGTTTGAAACGCGGAGTCTACGATGAGCTCACTCGCTAAACGCTGCAGCGTGGCGGTTATTCTGGCCCTCGCCACCCTGCTGCCGCAGTTCAATACCCTGCACACCTCTGAGCAGGGATTGCGCCTGATTGCCGATTTCGAAGGCTGCCGGCTCGCTCCCTATCAGTGCAGTGCCGGGGTCTGGACCAACGGTATCGGCCATACCGCCGGTGTGAAAGCCGGTTCCGTCATCAACGAACGTCAGGCAGCGGCCAATCTGATCGAGGATGTCCGCACCGTCGAACGAGGGATAGCCCGCTGCATGGCGGTAGAGATGCCTCAGCCGATTTACGACGCAGTCAGTGCCTTTGCCTTCAACGTTGGCGTCAGCGCTGCCTGCAATTCCACATTGGCCACCTTTATCAAACGCCAACAATGGCAGGCAGCTTGCGATCAGCTACCGCGCTGGATCTATGTCAACGGCGTTAAAAGTCAGGGGCTGGAACGCCGTCGCACTGCCGAACGTGCGCTGTGCCTGCAAGGTGTCCAGCGCTGATCGCAGCGGCTTCGACTCAACCATCCAAGGAGAGACATCATGTTAAAACCCGAGCAGTTGCGTACTGCGCTGACCACCGCTCTGTCAGACCTGCAGACGCACCCCGATAAGTTACGCATCAGCCTGGATAACGGCCGCGTGGTCTCGACATTAGGCCCTTCGCTGTCATTCGAATACCAATACCAGCTCAATCTGACACTGAGCGACCAGGCAGCCGAAGAAGACCTGGTGATGGTCACTGTCTTGGCCTGGCTACGCAGTCACCAGCCCGACATTCTCGCCAACCCGGATAAACGTAAAAGCGGTTTTGCCTTTAAACGCGACGTCAGCGCTGCCGGCCAGCTAGATCTTCAACTGCAATTGACCGAACGCATCCAGGTGGAACAACGCGATGGCGCTCTGCATATCACTCCTCTGGCCGAGCCGCCAGAGCCGGAGAACGTTATTCGCTTCACCCGCGTTTACCTGCACGGTGAGCTGATCAGCCAATTTCAGCAGCCATAAACTGACCCGAGGGACGGCTTCTGTTGTGCTGGCGTCAGCTAAACGCCGCCGCGTTGTCGCCCCCCTTACACGGCGGCATTCTTAACAGATGAACACAGACAACTTCGATATTCAGCGCCTGGTGCGCAACCTGATACGCATCGGCACCATCAGCGAGATCGACCTCGAACGCGGGCGCTGTCGCGTTGCCACCGGTGGCAACCTCACCGACTGGCTTAACTGGCTAACCGGCCGAGCCGGTGATGCTCGTTACTGGTGGGCGCCCAGCGTAGGTGAACAGGTGCTGGTGCTGTCGCTGGGAGGTGAGCTCGACACCGCCTTCGTGCTACCCGGCATTTTTTCCGATGCCCATCCCGCGCCGTCAACCTCGGCTCAGGCGGCACACATCACCTTCCCTGACGGCGCGGTGATCGAATACGAACCGGCAGAGGGGGCACTGAAAGTCACGGGTATCAAAAGCGCCACCATTGAAGCCACAGAGCAGGTAAGCGTCACTGCACCGGCCATCACCTGTCGTGCAACGAGCAAGATCACGCTGGATGCCCCCGAAGTGGAATGCACCCAGCTATTAACCACCGGCACCATCGCCATCCGTCAGGGCGGCTCGATGACCGGCGATCTCAACCACTCCGGCGGCAGCATCAGTTCTAACGGCGTGGTAGTACATACCCACACCCACGGCGGCGTGCAAAACGGCGGAGGCCAAACGGATAAACCAGCATGAATAACGCGAAATATCTCGGCATGAACCGCGGCTCCGGTCGCACGATCAACGATCTTGACCATATCCGCCAGTCGGTTAGCGACATTTTAATCACTCCGATCGGCTCACGCATTATGCGCCGCAATTACGGTTCGCTGCTGTCCGAGCTGCTGGATCAGCCGCAAAACGACGTGCTGCGGCTGCAGATTATGGCCGCCTGCTACAGCGCGCTGCTGCAGTGGGAGCCGCGCATTCAACTTAGCGGCATCACCTTTAACACCACCATCGACGGAAAAATGGTGGTCGACATTACCGGCAACCGTACCGATACGCCGGATACCTTTTCTCTTTCTGTTTCTGTGAGCTGACACCATGGCAACCATTGATCTGAGCTTATTACCCGCCCCCACGGTGGTAGACCCCCTCGACTACGAGTCGCTACTGGCCGATCGCAAGGCCACGCTGATTTCCCTTTACCCGGAAGAACAGCGTGAAGCCATGGCACGCACGCTGACGCTGGAGTCGGAACCGATCGTCAAACTGCTGCAGGAAAACGCATACCGCGAACTGCTCCTGCGACAGCGCATTAATGAGGCCGCTCAGGCGGTGATGCTCGGCTATGCCGGTGGTAGCGATCTCGATCAGCTTGGCGGCAACTTCCAGGTTGAACGCCTGGTGGTCCAGCAGCCTGACAATACGGTCATTCCGCCGGTGGCGGCGATTATGGAGTCCGACAGCGATTTCCGTGTGCGCATCCAGCAGGCATTCGAAGGTCTGAGCGTTGCCGGCTCCAGCGGCTCCTACGAATACCACGGCCGCTCCGCCGATGGCCGGGTAGCCGATGTTTCTGCCACCAGCCCCAGCCCGGCCAACGTACTGATTTCGGTACTCTCACGTGAGGGTGATGGCACCGCCAGCGCCGAGCTGGTGGCGATTGTCGATAAAGCGCTGAACGATGAAGACGTGCGCCCGGTGGCGGATCGGGTCACCGTCCGCTCCGCCACTATCGTCAATTACAATATCGATGCGCTGCTCTATCTCTATCCTGGTCCGGAAGCCGAACCGATCCGCCGCGCTGCCGAAGCCAAGCTGAAAAGCTATATCAGCGCGCAACACCGCCTGGGCCGTGATATCCGTCTGTCGGCGATTTATGCCGCTCTGCATGCCGAAGGGGTGCAACGGGTGGAACTGAAAAGCCCGCAGGCCGACATCGTGCTGGATAAAACCCAGGCGTCGTACTGTGCCAGCTATCTTCTGACGGTAGGAGGCTCCGATGAGTAACCGCCTGTTGCCGGTAGGCTCTTCACCTCTGGAGGTCGCTGCCGCCGCCGCCTGTGCCAAGCTGGCCACGATACCGGTACCGCTGCGGGAATTGTGGAACCCGGCCACCTGCCCGGTCAACCTGCTGCCGTATCTGGCCTGGGCGTTTTCGGTCGATCACTGGGATGAGGGCTGGACGGAAGAAACCAAACGCAACGTTGTCTCCTCTGCCTTCTTCGTGCATCGCCATAAAGGCACTATCGGCGCCATCCGCCGCGTGGTGGAGCCGTTGGGCTATCTGATCAAACTGCGTGAATGGTGGGAAACCAACGCGGAACCCGGCACCTTTTCACTGGATATCGGCGTTCTGGAGAATGGCATCACCGAAGAAATGTACCTGGAAATGGAACGGATGATCGCCGATGCCAAGCCGGTCAGCCGCCACTTGACCGATCTTGCGCTGAACCTGGAGGCCTCAGGCAATATCGAGGTGGCCGGTGGCCATTACGACGCCGAAATAACCACGGTATATCCGGATTATGTCGAGTTCGCCCGCCAGATGCTGGAGGGCCACTATCAGTTTTTACAACGCAATACCGGCACCACTCTGGATTCGACCCAACAACATTTTGTTCTCAACGCAGAACATGTTCTGGCCGACTCGCGCCATGAGCGAGAACTTTCCCGTATGGCGGGATTGCCCAATGACGCCACCACCGAGGGGCAGGCGTTGCAAATTCTCGGTTATGCCCATGCCTACCTGGCCACCCAACAACAGAAGTATCTGGATCAGGCCATTGCCTGTTTCGATGCTTATGTGACTCATTTTTACGACGGTGCCCCCATCCCGGAAACCCCTCAGCGTTGGGTAGCTAACTGGATCGTCAACGCCAAGGAGCCGGTGCCTGCCAACTGGCCGGTAGACAGTAAAGATCCGACGCACAGCGGTTTCAAAGGCGTCCCCATGACCTTTATTAAAGGCAAAACGCAGATCCCGCAGGGCGCGCCTTACTGGGGGGAATATCTGGATATCGCTACTTTCGCCTTTGACGGCACCCTGGCCTGGGACGCCATTAATGCGCAGGTGCGTGCAGTTGACACCGCCGGCAACGTGGACTGGAGCAGTGACGGCAAGCGTTACGACGTCGAGTGGATCATTAACTGGCAGGGTTATCAGATTAGCGCCGACGGCGACATTCTGGCTAAAGGGTTACCCCTTGCGCAGTTTGGTACCGTTCAACTGAAAGATGGCACGCTCAACGGCAGTCATAAGCTGAACTTCGCCAATCGTCAGCCCATTGAGCACGGCGGCGTCATGATTGAACGTAATCAGATTCAGCATAATCGTCCGCTGCACGTACCCGTCCCGCACAATGCCATGGGCAATGCGGCAGACGCCGAGCTATGGTTCGCCGATGCCTGTCACCTGCTGCACAAAATCACCGGCGAGCAGCGCTATTTCAACGCCTGGAAAAGCGTTGAATTCACCGCTATGGAATATACCGATATTGACGCGCAGGATAAGTTCTTCCGCCAGAGCTTGCATGCCAATACTCCCTTCACCGACGGCATCTCCTACGACTGGTCATATCCTGCCGATGCGCCAGTCAGCTATGCACGCAACGCCGAGGGCATGATCAGCCTGCGCAAAGAAGTGGCGTCGCAACAGTCGCTGGAGCAGCAGGCGGTGTGGTTCCGTATCAACAACCAATCGAAAGTACGCACCAGTTTCGGCGGCGTTGATGACAAAAACCAGCCGATTTCCTGCAAATTACAGCTTGCTATCGCACCAGAAAAAGATGCGACACAAGCCACTGACTGGGGCATAGGTCTGCCGCAGTCCACCCAAACTCAGGTAAAAACTTACGATATCGCACTCACCAGCCTGGCGGCGTTGACCCGCAAAGATGGCAGCGATTATCTGCTTGCCGACCTGCGTGCCGTAACCGATTACGGCGGTTGCGCGATCAGCAGCCTGTTTGAGGAACAGGTTTACGATCAACGCAGCGCAACGGTAATCAACGCGCACTACCCTAACGATGACGCCGGAATGGTGATCGGTGCCTGGCTGACGGCCGAAGAACGTTTTCCTGTTAACCAATTGGTTTATCGCGCCGATGCCGACTTCAATCTGCGGCTAGAGGACGACGACAAATGGCGCTGGTACTGGATGCTGCCTGCCACCGGTGGCCAATGGAGGCTGACGACCTTTGCCCCTGAAAGTGCGGTGCTAAGCGGTTATCAACCGGACCATCAGGATACTGATGAGAAACCTGCCCATCCTAATTTCAGTACGGTTGACCAGATCACTATCCTGCAAGACGGCAACGTAGCGGACGCCAACTTCAGTTACTACGTACTGAATGATATTCCGCCGACCTTCAGCGCCGACGACGGCTACACCATCAGATACCGCGTCACGCTGCAGGCGGAAAACCCTTATACCGCTCTACTGGGGGATTGCACCCTGCTGGGCCATCGCCAGGACAGCCTGTTCTGCACCCCCGGCGTGATCCCCTTTTCCAATATCTATCAGGCAGACAGCCAACAGTTCGACGGCTGGCACGGCATGCCTTATCCAGGCTACCAGTACCCCTTCATTTTCGTGCATGCCGATGCCGATCCCGACGGCCTGATGCTGAACAACATGACCGAGTTCCTGTGGCAGTCGCAACAATGGTACCAGCAGCAGTTTGGCGTATTGGGGCCAGGAGCTTCCGCTTATATCTGGAATCGTTGGGACAACCTGAGCTATGGCAACGCGGACAGCTGGACCATGTACCACTGGGGCGATGGGACTGCCTGGTCCGGTTATCAGCCGCGAGCTTTCTTTGGCGCTGCGCGCGCCTGGCATGAGCTGAAACTGGCGGGTAAAACACCGCCGGCCAAATTGGTCAGCTATGTCGAAAACTGGTTGAGCTGGCTGATTGGTTTTACTCAGGATTCTGGCGGTATCACACCGACCGATTTCCCGATGACCGGCATTCCACAACCCGACAAACATGACTTTACCGGCCATATGTGTGGCCTTTGGTTGGCCGGAGCCGTGATGGCAAAAATGGCCGGTAGCGAGGTCATTGGAACAGAACACTTTATTGAACAATGCGTTACAGAGTTACAGAGGAATTATCTCACCAGTGGGGATGTGATGGATGGCGCCTGGTCGCCAGCACCACGTCCCGGCACGGACAACGGGATGTTCTTCGGTTTTTGGTCGGGTGAAATCCTGCGCGGATTGAGCCTGTATGTGATGTACAAGAGCGGCCTCAACTATCCGGCCGACAAACAGAAGAGAGCAACGACATGACAGCAAAATACCGCGCCCTGCTCACCGATCAGGGCAAAGCGCTGCTGGCTAACGCCGCGGCAACCGGCCAGAAGCTGGAGATCACCCAGATGGCGGTCGGCGACGGCGGTGGCTCAGCCACTTTGCCCAGCGAAAACCAAACCAAACTGGTGAACGAGAAACGACGCGCCGCACTCAATTCCCTGCAGGTTAACGCCAACAGCAGCAACCAGGTGATCGCCGAGCAGGTGATCCCGGAAGATACTGGCGGCTGGTGGATCCGCGAACTGGGGCTGTACGATAAAAATGGCGTGCTGGTGGCCGTGGCCAATACTCCTGACACTTACAAGCCATTGCTGGCTGAAGGTGCCGGTCGTACTCAGGTAGTTCGCATGGTCCTGCTGATCAAAGGTGACGCCAGCGCAGTGATCGTGGCGGACAAAACCGCCGTGCTGGTTTCCCGCGATACGCTGGATGCGGCTATCGCCGAGCATGCCCGTTCACGTAACCACCCGGATGCCACCCTGTTGGCCAAAGGGTTTACTCAATTGAGCAGCGACAGCAACAGCAACAGCGAAACTCTGGCAGCGACGCCAAAAGCGGTGAAAGCGGTTAATGACGAAGTTAAAAAGCGTCTGCCACTGAGCGGTGGTGATATCACCGGTTTGGTAAGAATGAGCTATAAAACGGGGATATACGGCCTGGATGCTGCTGGCGCGCAAAATAATATGGTCATGCTGGGTAATCAAACCTATCCAAATGCCGTTTTACTGGGCGGTAGTAATGTACCATCAATTATCATATCGCAAACCAACCCGCAAACACTGGTCGCAGGTAAACCTTATACGTTTTATCACTCGGGTAATAAGCCTACGGCGGCAGATGTGGGGGCCTATAGCAAAGCCGAAGCAGATGGCAAGTTTGTCAAACAGAGTGGAGATACCATAACCGGCGGCCTGACGGTTAATGGCTCCATTGAAACAAAGTCAGGGCTGACCACTCCATCATTGTCGGTGAATGGCACAACCACCATTTCAGGTGGACTTACAGCCAAGGCTAGTGTTGAACTTTACGGACCAACTCCATATATAGATTTTCATTATGATAATAGCGCAGGTGATTTTGATACTAGATTAGTTAATGATAATAAAGGCGTGCTGTCTTTCCATGGTTCTGAGTATTATGTCAATGGAAAACTGAGCGCAACCGGCGACATTTGGTTCGGCGGTAAAATTAACATTGATGGTACTCCTAATTTCTATAGCCGTGAATTTATTACCAAGTATGGGAATATGACCCTCACAGACGGAGTCAGGCAAACCAATGGTCTCCGCCTGCAAGGCCAGGGGGATCTGTGTTCCGACATTTACCATGGTGAAAAAATCGGGAGTTATCATGAACTTGGCATTCATGTGGCTAACGGTGGTGCTGATGGCTGGTTCACTTTCCGCAACAACGGCGAGTTTCGCGCTAATGGTACAATATTCGCTTCGGGTGCGGCCTATCAAACCAATGGTGATATAAACGGGAGTATCTGGGGTGGCTATTTATCTAACTACCTTAATCAAAACTTTGTACGAGATATTCGCCTTGGTAATGTAGAAAACGCAGCATCCTGGAATGGTGCAGGGTATATTGATAGCGCAGGTTACGTGCTGACTGGGGCAGCGAATAATAATAGAGATGAGTACATAGATGTAATTTACCGTCGCCCTCTGCAAAAGCATATTAATGGTAACTGGGTTACCGTCTGGAGCGTTTAAAATGAAGAACATAAAAAACTTCACTCTGACTGAGCCTGAAAGTACAGAGCAAAAGTTACTGGCTGCCTCGCATGGTGTTTTATTTTTAAAGTCTGACAGCGGCGATGATTGGTATGAATGCCAAAAGACATTTCGCAATGACACAATCAAGATAATGTATGATCTGAATGGCATCATTCGCTCAATCTCCAACAAACCGAATGCTGATGGGCATTTTGATGTGTCTGGTTTTTTTCCGGAAAACATGAGCGTCGCAGAAGTAGAAAAATTACCTGAACATGCTGATATTAATGGTCTTTGGGTATTTGACGGAGCACAAGTTAAGCTTCGGGAGTATTCATACGCAGAATTGCAGCAACAAGCACTGAATAAAAAACAGGATTTGATTAAACAGGCCACGCTTCAAATAGCAACACTTAACGATGCCGTCGAGTTAGGCATGGCGAGTGCAGAGGAGCAAAAGCGGTTAACCGCCTGGAAAACCTATCGCGTTCTGCTTAGCCGTGTCGATCCTGGCACCGCCCCAGACATCGACTGGCCACAGCCACCGCAATAACTACACATTCAACGCCCCGCCCGGGGCGTTTCTTTTATCTTGATTTTCCTGCTGTTGTACCAGTTCTCATACATACCCAATGAGATGCACCCCTCCGTCACGCAAGGCATTCTGTTGTTACCAACCACAAACGGAGTAATGCTATGGGTGATTATCACCACGGCGTGCGTGTCCTCGAAATCAACGAAGGCACCCGCGTAATTTCCACCGTCTCGACGGCGATTATTGGCATGGTTTGTACTGCAGAAGATGCCGATGCAACCCTGTTCCCCCTCAACACTCCGGTGTTGATCACTGACGTTCTGGCCGCCAGTGGCAAGGCCGGCAAGAATGGCACCCTGGCACGCTCGCTGCTGGCGATCGCCGAGCAGGCCAAACCGGTCACCGTCGTGGTACGCGTGGCGGAAGGCAAAGACGAGGCTGAAACCACTTCCAATATCATTGGCGGCGCTGATGAGAACGGTAAATATACCGGCATGAAAGCCTTGCTGGCAGCACAGGCCGAGCTGGGCGTGAAGCCACGCATTCTGGGGGTGCCAGGCCACGACAACCTGGAAGTCGCTACCGCACTGGCCGGTATCTGCCAGCAACTGCGCGCCTTCGGTTATATCAGCGCGTACGGCTGCAAAACCGTTTCCGACGCCATCAAGTACCGCGCAGGCTTCAGCCAACGCGAACTGATGCTGATCTGGCCGGACTTTGTTAACTGGAACACCACCACCAACAGCAGCGATATCGCTTACGCCACCGCTCGGGCACTCGGTCTGCGCGCCAAAATTGACCAGGAAACGGGTTGGCATAAGACTCTGTCCAACGTCGGCGTCAACGGCGTCAGCGGTATTTCGGCCAGCGTATTTTGGGATCTGCAAACCGTCGGCACCGACGCTGACCTGCTAAACCAGGGCTGTGTGACCACCCTGATCCGCAAAGACGGCTTCAAGTTCTGGGGCTCACGCACCTGTTCCGACGATCCGTTATTCCAGTTCGAAAACTACACCCGCACCGCGCAGGTATTGGCTGACACCATGGCAGAAGCGCATCTGTGGGCCGTTGACCGCCCGGTGACGCCAACGCTGATCCGCGACATGATCGACGGCATCAAAGCCAAGTTCCGCGAGCTGAAATCCGCCGGGCTGATCATTGACGGCGACTGCTGGTATGACGAAAGCGCCAACGATAAGGAAACCCTGAAGGCCGGCAAATTGTTTATCGATTACGACTACACCCCGGTACCGCCGCTGGAAGACTTGACCCTGCGTCAGCGCATTACCGACCGCTACCTGGCGAACTTCGCCGCGTCCGTGAACAGCTAAGGAGACCTGAATCATGGCACTGCCAAAAAAACTGAAATACCTGAACCTGTTTAACGATGGCTTCAACTACATGGGCGTGGTCTCCGCCATGACCCTGCCAAAACTGACCCGCAAGCTGGAGAAATTCCGCGGTGGCGGTATGAGCGGTGCGGCGTCGGTGGACTTCGGTCTGGATGACGATGCGCTGGTGGTCGAATGGACCATGGGCGGCATCGATGAGCTGGTGCTGAAGCAATGGGGCCGCGTCGATGCGGTACCCCTGCGCTTCACTGGTTCTTTCCAGCGCGATGACACCGGTGAAGTATCGGCGCTCGAAGTGGTCATGCGCGGTCGCCACAAAGAAATCGACAGCGGCGACTTCAAACAAGGCGAAGACACCGAGACCAAGGTTTCTACCGACTGTACCTACTTCAAGCTGAGCATCGACGGCAAAGAGCTGATCGAGATCGATACCATCAACATGATCGAAAAAGTCGACGGCGTGGATCTGCTGGCGGCACACCGCCGCGCTATCGGCCTGTAATTATCACTTCAATGGCCAGCCTTGGTGCTGGCCCTGTTTCCCCTGACAATAATTGGATACCCCCATGGAACTGAATGCATCCCCAGAAAATACCGTTGTACTGGAAACCCCGATCAAACGCGGCGACAGCGAGATCCGTGAAGTACAGGTCACCAAACCGAATGCAGGTAGCCTGCGCGGTATCGGTCTGGCGGCGCTGGCCAACGCCGACGTCGACGCCCTGATCACCATCCTGCCGCGCGTGACCTATCCAAACCTGACCAAAGAAGAGTGCGCCCGTCTGGAACTGCCGGACCTGATTGCGCTGGCCGGCCAGGTGATCGGTTTTTTGTCACCGAAATCGGCCGAGTAAACATCGACCCCGTTCTGACCGTGGACGACCTGATGGCGGATATCGCAGTGATTTTTCACTGGCCGCCCTCGGAGATGAACGGCATGACGCTGACCGAGCTGATGGACTGGCGCTATAAGGCCCTTCAACGTAGTGGAGTAAAAACAGATGAGTAGCAGCGGGCAGGAGCTGGAGTCACAAAGCGAGATAATCAAAGGGCTCGAAGCGATCGAAAAACAGACCAACGCTCTGATGAAGCAGTTGCGTCAACCCCTTGGTAATAAAAGTCTATACAACATGCTGGGTAATGATATTCGACGTGCGGAGAAAAACCTGAAAATCCTGCATCAGCAGGAAAATGGCATCGATTCATTCAGGAAAAATAATCAGGAACTGGTTAGAACCAATAAATTATTAACAGAATCGCGGAAAAAATATTCCGTGCTTGAAACGTTGGCAAAAGGTAGCTCGCCGGGTCAACATTCCCAACAGATGAATAACGAAGTTGCGCTGGTGGCGGAAACTATTAGCGCTTTGGAGAAAAAGCACGGACTGCTCAAAACCATCGATCGTAACCAGCGCGATAGCCTGACCAGGCAAGGCATTAATCTTAAGTCACTCAGCAACGAGCAACGACAGCTTCGCGACAAAAAAATCAATGCCAATGCCGCTATTGTCTCGATGAAAAACCAACGGCAGGTGATGACCGGCCAGAGATTCAGCGCCGCACATGCCGCCAATCAGACTCGCCGTGAAAACCTCAGCAAAATAAACAACGCTAGTGCCGCGGGCTTCACCATCGCCAAAACGGCCGCCGTCAGCGGAGCCCGGCTGCTGGCGCCAGGTGTTAATTTCGAAAAACAGCTTTCTCAATTGCAGGCGCAACTCAAGCTGGATAAATCCGATCCGCAACTCGCCGCACTGAGTCAGCAGGCACGCAGTATTGGCCAATCTGGCACCTCACCGGATAAAACAATCCAGGCTCAAACGGCACTGGCTAAAAAAGGCGTGGGTGCCAATGAAATCATGGGGGCATCACCTGCCGCGCTCAGGCTGTCGAATGCCACAGACAGCGGCGTCAATGAGACTGTGGAGGCGATGACCGCGGTGCAGAGCGCTTTTAATCTGCCCGCCGATCAGTTCGATCGCATTGCCGATGTGCTGGCACTAGCCAGCAGCCAATATGGCATGACGGTACAGTCCGTCGGTGCAGCCTTGAAAAGCAAAGGAGGCTCAGGGATCGACCTGTTCACTGCTGCGCAAAAAATTGCCCCAGCAGGCAGGGAAAAACTGCAGGCCAACCAGGTTGGCGGTGCCGCGCAGCATTTGGTCACCGTCAAAGGCGACAATTTGGATGGGGACATCCAAAAGTTGTTTGCCTCCTGGGACAGCCTGCGGATCAATTTGTTTTCCGGCCAAAGTGCAGCCTTGCGGGATCTGACCCAAACGGCGACGCAATGGTTGGTGCAACTGAATTCCTGGGTGACCAGTAACCCCGCATTGGCCAGCACCTTGTTGCAGGTCGCCGGCGGACTCACGTTATTGCTTGGTGGGCTTAGCGGCGTCAGCCTAGTCGCCACTCAAGTACTCCAGGGGTTCACCATCATTAACGGTGCAATCCTCAAAGCCGGGCAAGCCATGATTTGGCTGGGACGCATGGCAATGGCCAACCCCTTGCTGGCCATTGTCGGCTTGATTGCCATTGCGGCTTTTGCGGTGATCGAAAACTGGGACAAGCTGGCGCCCTTCTTTAGCAATCTGTGGGAGAGCATCTCTGCTGGATGCAAAGCAATGGGGAAGTACATCACGGACACCCTTGATAGCTGGATAAAAAAATTCATATCGCTGACTGACTGGCTCCCCGACTGGATGTCATTTGGCAATAAAAGCAGCGCTGCAGGCCATACCGAAAATCAAGATGACGACGATAGCTTCTCGTTCGCAGGCAAGTTTGATTCCGGTGGGAATATTCCTGCCGGGCAATTTGGCCTTGTGGGTGAAAACGGCCCGGAACTGATCGGTGGTCCGGTACAGGTGACCAGTCGTCGCCGTACGGCAGCGATGTCGGCGGCATTGCTGTCGCTCAGTGCCCCGGTAATGGCGGCCTCACCGGTACCGGTTTCACCCACAATGCAGATCCAAATCCCGTCAGTCACTATCAATGTTACCGCCAGCCCCGGCCAGAGTGAGCAAGATATCGGTCGTGAAGTCGCGCGGCAATTTGAGTTGCTGACGCGACGTCAGGCCGCAGATGCTCGCAGCCGAATGAGTTAATTGAGGAGAAAAAACCATGATGCTTACCCTCGGCATGTTTGTTTTTATGCTGAAAACCGTGCCCTACCAGAGCATGCAGCGCAGCAGCGGTTTCCGTTGGCCAACCAACGCACGCATCGGCCAGCGTCCTTCCGCGCAGTTTTTGGGTGCCGATAGCGAAAAAATCACCCTGACAGGGATGCTGATGCCGGAAGTCACCGGCGGAGCACTGTCGTTGATGACGTTGCAACTGATGGCTTCCCAGGGACGAGCCTGGCCACTAATTGAAGGCAGCGGCACCATTTATGGCATGTATGTCATTGAGAGCATCGCAGAAACCAAAACCCAGCTTTTCTCTAACGGCAGCGCCCGGCAGATTGAGTTCACCATCAACCTGATGCGCGTTGATGAGTCACTGGTCAGTATGTTTGGCGATCTGCGCCAGCAGGCGCTGGATTTGGCGGACAAGGCAGGGAAAGGCGTGCAACGCATTGGGGGGTTGCTGTCGTGATCACCCAAACGCCATTACCTATCGGGGCGCAAATCGCCCCGGACTATGCCCTATTTCTGCAACAGCAGGACGTGACGGAAACCTTCAGGCACCGATTGTTATCCCTGACCCTGACTGATAATCGGGGCTTCACTGCCGACCAGCTGGTTCTTGAGCTTGACGATGCCGATGGCCAAGTGGTGATGCCGGCGCGTAATCAGGTAATTACTCTGAAGCTGGGCTGGAAAGGCCAGGGGTTAGTCAATAAGGGCAAGTTCACCATTGATGAAGTCGAGCATCAGGGTGCGCCGGACAAACTCACCCTGCGCGCCCGCAGCGTCGACTTTAGAGGTTCGATGAATACTGCTCGCGATCGTTCTTACCATGACAAAACCCTGGGAGAAATCGTCAATGAGATAGCGAATCGCAACCGCATGGGTAACACGCTGGCGGCGGGACTGGCCGAAATAAAGATATCCCACATAGACCAGACTCAAGAAACAGATGCCGCATTTATGACCCGACTGGCCGCCATGAATGGCGCGGTGGCAGCCATCAAAGATGAGCGGCTGCTGTTTCTCATCCCTGGCTCAGGGCAAACAGTTTCAGGCAAACCCATAGCACCGCTTATCCTGCAGCGTAACGACGGCGACCAGCACTATTTTAACCTGGCCGATCGTGGAAATTACACCGGCGTTCGCGCCAAATGGCAAGATACCGAGAACGCCCAACCGCAGCAGCTGACGGTACAACGTCAAAATGGTGCCGCCGACGGCGCAGAGAGCCCCAGCTATCTTGAGGGGGACAGCAACAACGTTTTCACTTTGCCCAGGGTCTATGCCAACAGAGAGAGCGCCATGCGGGCAGCCAAGGCACAGTGGGAACGCATCCAACAGGGAAGCGTGCAGTTTTCTATTAATCTGGCAATGGGGCGACCCGAACTTTATCCGGAGATGCCCATTCAGGTACGTGGATTCAAAGAGGCCATCGACCAGCAAAGTTGGATAATCAATACGGTGGTTCACACGTTAAACGGCAGTGGTTATGTCACCAAAATCGCTCTTGATGTGCTGACTCAGCGGGTTGAATTCGCCATCATCGAATCCTGATTTTCATTTGAGTTTTAATCTTGCTTTTGCAAGTTAATGGGCTATTATAAGTCATATAACCTGATGCAGTCGAAAGAGGGATTCAACTATGATGCACTGTCCACTTTGCGGTAGCGTGGCCCATACTCGTTCCAGCCGTTACCTGAGTGAAGCGACCAAAGAGCGCTATCACCAATGCCAGAACATTAACTGCAGCTGCACCTTCGCCACGCATGAGTCCGTCGCGCGAGTGATTGTAAAGCCTGGCGATATTATTCCAGCTCAGCCGCACCCGGAAAAAGCCAAACCGCGCGCCGCCGCGCTGTAA